CAGCCCCGCAATCATCGTACAGAGCACCCCCACCAATGCAACACCAAGAAGCGATGGATGCTTTTGTGAATCCAAACAAACAGAGTGCTCCACAACAAACACAAATGGATGAAGAAATTGATTACGGTGAAGATGAACCAATGTTTTTTGATGACGCCGATGATGGACCAGGTACCATGGAAAGGAGTGAAATGCCATCAAAGGGGTACAACTCCATTGATGAAGAAAAGAGTGATCTTCTTAACAAGTTGGGGCGTCTTGAAAAGAAGGGTTTTGCTGTCAATAAGAGACTCAACGCTTATTCCAGTGTGGATGAATTGAGAACGGAAGTCAAGAGAATTACATACAGCATTGATGTTGAACAGTCAATCCGCTTCTCTCGGCGTATGCTTATCGCCTGTGTGACAGGTCTTGAATTCTTGAACAAGCGCTACAACCCTTTTGAGATTCAACTTGAAGGTTGGTCTGAATCTGTAATGGAAAACGTTGATGACTATGATGGCGTCTTTGAAGAACTATACGTAAAGTACCGCTCCAAGGTCAATGTTGCTCCAGAAGTCAAGCTCATCATGATGTTGGGTGGTTCTGCTATGATGTTTCACTTGACAAACTCAATGTTTAAGACTGCCCTTCCAAATATGAATGATGTCTTGAAGCAAAATCCAGATCTTGTCAAAAATATGATGTCTGCGGTTCAAAACACCACCAGAGCGCCAACTGGATCAGCTGACGCGGCTCCAGTTGGAGGCACTGGTCAATATGAGATGCAGGGTCCGGGTATTGACATTTCCAGTCTCATGGGTGGAATGATGATGCCACCACCTCCAATGAACACATCGACGCCAAAGACTACATTTGAAACTCCACCAGTTGAAGATGATGATGATGTATCCGATATTGTATCCATTTCAGGAGAATCTACTGGAGGTGAAGTGAAGGAAGTTAATGTTGAATCATCTAAACCAAAGAAGACTCGACGAAAGAAGAAGACAGAAATTAATCTCTAGATACAATATAAATGATAGGCTACTGTCCTTTGGAGGAACTTGAACCTCCCGTCAGACAACAAGAACCTGTTGTTCAGCCAAAGGCTGAGGTCAAGCCCACGACTGGCCTCGAAGAAACTGAATGTAATTACGTCGTGATGGCTTTCATTGTCGGCGTTCTTTTCTTAGCCGTCTCTGATTCCACCAGGGCGTAAATGAATCAATTTGATTCTACCTTTGGGACTCTTGTACCCCATTAGGTAAAATTAATTTCCGAATAAAATTCCAGCTAAACCATCTTTAATTCTTAGAACATTATAGTTTACCGTAATAACTGAAATGTCGGTATCATCAAACCTATAAATACCTTTTTCAGCTCCTCTTATTATGAGTTTAGCATTATCAAGTCTACTGAAATTACAACTTCCGGATGGATTATATTCCGATGAATTTAAACCAAAATGATATGCAAAGTATCTTGTACGTGATAGTTCTTCTGTGTACACATCGAAATCAGAAACACCATACTTTGATTTGTAATAGTTTTGAACTGTATGAAAGTATGTTGGTGTCATCTGTTCTAAAAGTGATGTACCATTTAGTTGTATATCAGCATTCTTAAATGTAAATCTGTCTTTTGTTCGTTCTGTATTTTTTGCGCTCATCCCAAAAAATATAGATTTAACCGGGTGATTAAAAGAACTTATATCTAAGTCATTATAACCACCACTCTCCGTTAAATTATTATAAACATTTGAAAGGGGATATTCTATTTTCTGTGTTTGTGTAATTACAAAATCCATTTGCCGTTTTACCATAGATTCCCTTTCATCTTTGTCAAGGTAGATGTAGTTTGCATATACATTTATTTTTCTTAATGACTCAACATGATCTGATAAACTGTTTTCATCAAAGTTAACTTTTATTTCAACTTGGTGATGTGCTAGAGATACTAAAGGTAAAAATGCCCCGTGATCACAAAAGAAAAAATGAAGTGGTTGAAAATTTCTATGTGAAAAGTTTGTTTTATTTGTAAGTTCTTGTGATTTTGTCCAAGAATCTGCAAGATAATTTGGCCAAATATCTGCATAATAATCATAATGCTGTGAATCAATTTTTTGACCTCCAATATAAAGATCAATTGTTGAATTATATAACAAGTTTGAAGAAACATTTGACTGTCTATCAAGACCTTCAAACCACACACAATTTACAAGATCTCCTAATACTGGAACCTGAAAAACGGGATCTTTATCGGTAATTGTTTTTATAAGTTTTGGAGCCTGTGAAAAGTTTGTATGTCTAGTGAACTTCATACGAAAAAATGAATGTCCTTCTTCGCTATTAAGATAAACATCTTGTACACCCTTGGAGACAAGTTGAATTAATGCACCAGACATTTATTTAATATTCAGATTATAAAAACAGACACTTTCCCTGAGGGAACTCAGACTTCTTTTCCTCCTCAGCAACCTTACCATGTATTTTGAAACCACCTTGGCGATACACTTTCATTCTCTTATAGTACATAGCTGTAAAGAGTGACCAAGGGTCATGAATGTCATAAATGTGAGGATTATTCTTTTTACCCTTTGTCTCTCTCATGATACGACCAATACTCTGGGTTATGTCAGACTTTGGGGATGCTAAAATCACTGTATCCAGTGTTGGGATGTCAAGACCTTCGTGGGCTTGACTGAAAGTTGCAAAAATGATCTTCTTTTTAGATGAAGCTTGAAGATCAGCTTCTTTCATACCACCCATGTAGAGTCCCGAAGACTTTGGAAAGCACTGATGAAGCATTTCACAGTGCCAACGTCTATCACTCAAAACAAGGAGTTGTCTTGTTCCAGCTGAAGCCTTCTTAATAAGACCTACAAGCATTTGATTTCTTTTCCTATCTTCAACTACTTCGGTAATCATGTTAGGCATTGATACTTTACCAAATCTTGTGGATGGTGGGGGATTTCTGTAGTTGAATGATTCATATGTTATTGTGAATACTTCAACCTGTTCTTGGTTCTTTCTCTCCACCGCAAAAAACGTTGGACCCATAAACCAATGAAGAACTTTTGTGAGACCATCCTTTCTTTCAGGCGTTGCTGAGAGACCGAAGATATGTTTGGGACACATTTTGAACAGCGACTGAGAAAACACTTTTGCACAAATGTGATGAGCTTCATCAACAATGAGAGTTCCGATTGAATCAAAGTCACTGAAGGAATACTCTTTGAGGGACAAAGATTGAAGCATGGCTATCACAAAATCACAATCAGTTTCTTTCTTGTCCTGTTGAACTATGCCAATGGTGGCACCTGGGCAGAACTGTTGAATCCGTTCTTTCCATTGATCTGCCAAAAACTGCTTGTGAACAACAATCATTGTCCGATATCCCAACTTACAAGCTATCGCCAGTGATACGGTGGTTTTTCCATACCCGCATGGGAGCGAGAGAACTCCATGACCTGCCTTAATAGCCGCAGCAAGAGCCTCGTTCTGATGGGTTGCGTCTCGTAATTGACCGACGAATTTTGCGTTTGACCTGGCTGGTTCGGGGCGTCGGTCTTCCTTTGGCTGTCCCACCTTAGTAGTTCCGTAGAATCTTGGAACGCACACTCCATTCTTAGCTGTTCTAAAAACTTTGAAAGGTGGAGGAGGAAACCCATAGTCACTATTGACTTGTGGTCTTACCGTAAGCTCCTTTTTAATTTCTTGGATTGAACCCCCGGTCACGAGGTATCCTGTACGAGTCAACATTATTTTAATATATTAAAGAATAGTAACTTTATATTAATAAATGCCACCCATTAACGTTGAAAAAAATATTACCAAAATAAAAGATTCAATTGAAGGTATGAAAAATCACATTAAAATGTGTGAAGATGACATTGTACAAAAAAAGGAAGAAATTCTTAGATTGGAAGGTTGTCTAATTGTGTATAAAGGTTTTAAAGATGCAAATATTGAAGAGATTCCACTACCCGACGAAAACCAACCAAGACCATCTCCAAAAATTGAAAATTGTTTGCACGAACATGAAAATCACGAAGATTCTCACGGACAACCAAAATCGATTGAGTTTGATGGATTTAGACACATCCGATAATTTTATCAAGTTTCCATGAGTATCCACTATATTCACCGACATTCCACACACTCATAAATATAATTTCGACTTCTACATTTTCATCCTTTATAAGAGACTGTATAGGTTTTCCTTCAACTTTACACATCACTCTCCTATAACGGAATGGAACTTTTACGGTGAGTACATTGCCATCCAATGGGTTATCAACTCTTTCATTTTTTATCAAGTATGATTTGTTTGTGTGTATTCTTCTAATAATTTCGGAACACTTTTCAGGTATGACCAAACGAATGTATTTTTTGTCATTATGGTCATACATGGGTTGATAAACTTTGGCTAGAAACTTCATTGATTTCTATTACGATAAATTAGAATTAAAACTATAAGTACAACAATTGTCAGCGACAAAATTTGTGTAAGAAGAAGAGGATTGAGTGGTTCTCTAGTCCCAAAGCATTTATGGCTTAAGTTCCTTGAAACTTCAATAGCTGCTTCTATGCTCGAGAATGGTGTGTTTCTCGGAGACATCATACCACACATAGCAACATTGGGACATTTTCCAAAGAAGGGGAGCTGCCCATGAAGACTGAGAACACCCGAAGATTGTGTGAATTCCCAGCGCTTGGTTTCTTCATTCCAATCCGCACCCCACCCAAAACGAATAGCTTTTGGCAAAGGAACATCCAGTTCTGAAAGAACCTGATTTCTAACAATATCTGGATCTGATGTAAGTATTTCTTCGGTGAGGTCACATATGACACAAGAAATTGTGTAACCATCGGCAAGAACAACTGGTTGAAGATTCCATCGCGTTTTTGCGGCAATCTCTAAATCATAGTTAAGTGTTACGGGTTCATCAAAATCAAGAAGAACATTTATGCAACCATATGCACTTTCACGAACTTTCTTTTCGGCATCTGGTTCCCAATTGTCACCAAGAAACTTGAGAGCTGGACTATTGTCTAGACAGAGAAAAAGCATTCCATCTCCAATTGTGGTTCTATCTGAAAATTCAGCTTTGTAACCATCTTCAAAATATTCAACTTCTTTGAGTTCTTTTCCAAATTCAAACTCTACACCCACTTCTTCTAAAGCTTCTTGCATTGCATCACACATGATTTTTCCAGAAACTTTTTGAGTATATTGTTTTGAAAGTGCTACGTAATCAAAACTTTTTACAAATTCATAGGCTGACATTACATCCCATGTCACTCCATCCATGACGAGGGG